AGACGGCAAAGGTAAGCGTCCTAAGATGAGTGACGAGGAGCGTGAGCGTGTACGTCAGGAAGTCAAGCAGGCTATTCTCAATGCCGCACAATCAGCCGAAGCAGGCAGTCTGCCTAAAGGTGTTGAACGATTGATTAAGCAACACACTAACCCTGTGATGCCTTGGCGTGAATTGATTCAGACTAATTTGACTAGTGCTATTCGTACTGACTTTAGTTGGATGCGTCCTTCACGCCGCAGTTGGCACATGGATGCTATCATGCCCGGCATGACACCCGGTGAAGAAATCGATGTTACTGTTGCTATCGATATGTCAGGTAGTATTGGTAACGATCAGGCTCAAGCATTCTTGGGTGAGATTGCAGGCATGATGAGTGCATTCGATGGATACAAGGTTCATGTATTCTGTTTTGATACTGATATCTATAATCCTGCTAACTTTACTAGTGAGAATATGGATACTATTGATAGTTACGAACCAGTCGGTGGCGGTGGTACTGACTTCGATGCTATCTTTGAATATCTCAAGCGTGAAGCAATTGAGCCTAAGCGATTGATTGTTTTCACTGATGGTTACCCTTGCGGTTCATGGGGCGATGCAAATTATTGTGATACTACTTGGATTATTCATGGTGACCCCGATCCCAATCCCCCATTCGGTACTTTTGCAATCTATAATGATCATAAGCGGGGGTGAAGAGATTGTAATATACGAGTCCCCTGATGGGGGAAAGACGGTATATTCTCGCAGATTGGGTGCAGACCCTAGCACCCGATCTGTTCACTATATTGATCCAGCATATAAAAAAGAGCAAGAGTTAAATAGGCGTTGGGCTAATCTTAAAGAAGCCGTATTCATGGCAGATAGTGACCCAACTATCAATGACGCATTAGAGAAATTAGAGGTGGTATATGCCCTCAAGAAAAAAGAAATTAAATAACTTTCTTGTCGTTTGGGACATGCTAGGTCTTGAAAGTATTTTTAGTGTTGATGATGCACTAAATGAAGTTGAGAGTTATGAAAAAGATAAGACTTGGAAAACATTGAAGGGGGAGCCAGTAGGCAAGTGTCCTAATCCTATCCCACTTCAAATGTTAATCATGAGGGCTAGATATAACACCCAACGTAGTTATGAAATCTATACATTCAGTACTGATATGAGTATGAATCAGGTTCGTGAGGTATTTGCGGTCACACCACAACCCATTGTAGAATGGATACGTGAGAATGGTAATAAGATTTACAGCGACTACGTTAAGCAAGAAAAGAAATTCATTGTGTGAGGCAAAGTGTCCGATTACCAAGTAAACATATATACATGGCATATGGAACGGGAAGTTAAAAACTTCCCTCGCCATTTTGTAGTAACCAAAACACCCATTACTCAAGAATCTAAACAATGGATTTTGGAAACACTACAGGGTAGATTTTGTATAGTAAGTTCATTAGAAGTTGACGAATCTCCCAAAATGATGTTAGGGTTTCCTACTGAAATCCCTGCTTTTGAGGATCCTCAAGAAGCAACATTCTATGAATTGAAGTGGTCCTAAATATTTTTTAGCACCAGTCTATCCTGTTAAATAATATCATAAACAGGAGAAAACAATATGAGTTTTTTAAGACACGTAGGTAAGCACGGTGATCGTAAGGTAGCGGTGATCTTCCGTGAAGTGCCAGGTGAACCTCATATGTGTTTGGTTGCGTATACAGAAATTCTTAACCAACACATTCATGACCCACTCATCAAATGCATAGAGAGCGATATTGGCCAAAATAGTGAAAATTTGGCTGACGCACTAAACCGTACACATACAAAAGATGGTCATATCATACTTCAAAAGTTACATAGCGAAGGTATGTTAAAGAAAGTTAATACAGAGCAGATTGTTATGACCCCTGCTCCTAATGTAAAAATTAAGTTAAATGAACTTAATAAGATTCTTGATGAAATGAAGCAAGGTGAAGAGGCAACTCGCAAACTTGCTGAGATGGATGCAAGTTTAGGTATGCAAGACGCCGCACAAGTTGCAAGACGTATGCGTGGTGACAAACTACCTGAGCAGTTAAAAGAAAACAGAGCACCACAACGAGCACCTGTACAAACAGCAGGAGCAGTTGACGCATTGGGTGATTCACAATTAGCAAATAATTTGCGTCAACAAGCAGAGAGAATGAGCCGTGAAGCAAAGGGCTTAATGGCTGAAGCAGAGCGTTTATTGAAAGAAGCGGCTTCAATGGATCCGGTAAAACCAGCAAAGGAGAAAACTTCCGTAACCTTAGACACTAAAAAAGTAAAGTCAACTAGGGCCAAGAAAGTAAATGTCGCCTGAATTTATCGCAAAGTGGGAACACATTCTTGAAGATGTTGAGAAGCAGAAAATCCCTATACAGTTTATTAAAAAGTTAATAATCAAGTTGCAGGGAAAAAAGCAACAAACTATCAACATCTCAAGAATGCTGGAACAGGGTTTAGAACCCGATCAAATAGAAGAAGCAGTAAGTCGCAAGTTGTTTGAACTAGATGAACAAGTTGTAAGTGTAGAATTTGTTTTAAATGTTCAGAGTATTGCGGAAACCGTTCAACCAGAGACGGACCGCCTACTGAATAAACTATGAAACTTATATTAGCCTGTGATCCTAAGGGTGGGATCGGATATAAAAACAGATTGCCTTGGGATAAAATCCAAGGCGATTTGCCAAGATTTAAACGATTAACAGAAAATGGCATTGTAGTCATGGGTCGTAATACTTGGGAAAGTTTACCTAAGAAACCATTACCTAATAGGGTAAACGTTGTCATTAGCAAAACTATGCCACCAAATGATGACGCTATTGTGTTACCCAATATTGGAAGATTAAAAGATGCAGGTGGCGCTTGGATAATAGGTGGCGCAAGTTTAATAGAATCAGTTTGGGAACATATCAAAGAAATACATTTAACACTTGTGTTAGCCGAATTCACTTGTGATACTTACATTGATATTGTAAAATTAAAGAAAGATTTTGTGCAGGTGACAGGCAGTGGTCACGGCGATCATTCATATGAGGTTTGGAAACGTAGATGAAACAGTATCATGATTTGTTAGAAGATATATTAAAGAACGGTGAGGTAAAAGATGATAGAACTGGCGTGGGCACTATTAGTGTGTTTGGTCGTCATCTTCGTTTTGACCTTAATACCGGTTTTCCAGCAATCACTACAAAGAAGTTGGCTTGGAAGGCTTGTGTGGGCGAGTTACTTTGGTTTATTGAAGGTAGTAACGATGAACGTAGACTGGCGGAAATCACGCATGGCACGAAAGAAGGCACGGTCACGATCTGGACGCCAAATGCGTTAGCACCTTATTGGAAACGAAAAGCAAAGTTTGAAGGTGATCTTGGTCGTGTCTACGGCGTACAATGGCGTCATTGGAACAAATACATAGAAGAAATGGATTATGGTCCTGCACATAAAGGTGGCAATCGTTTAGCAGTTGACCGAATAGAAGTAGACCAATTATTGAACTTAATCGAAGGAATTAAAAAAGACCCAAACGGACGCAGGCACATTCTTAGTGCATGGAACGTTGCGGAGATGGATCAAATGGCATTGCCACCGTGTCATGTTATGAGTCAATTTTATGTCAACAAAGATAAAAAACTATCTTGTCATATGTACCAGCGCAGTGTGGATGTGTTTCTTGGTTTACCTTTTAACATTGCTAGCTATGCGCTACTCACTCATTTGATTGCACAAGTATGTGACTTGCGTGTAGGTGAATTAATTATTAGCACAGGTGATACACATATCTATAATGATCATATTGAACAAGTCAAAGAACAATTAACTAGAGATATACTAGCGGCTCCTGCGCTAGTATTAAATCCTGAGATTAAAGATATCACTAAGTTTACCATGAAAGATATTAGTCTATTGAACTATACCTCTCATGGACAAATTAAAGCAAATATGGCTGTATGATCGAATATGATTTTGATGACAACATGCTAAACGCTAGTGCTAAACGTTGGTATGATGTGCGAGAACAATTGACAAAGACGTTTGGTCCTAACTTAGATTGTATCGAAATTGGCTCTTGGGAAGGTAGGTCTGCCGTATACATAGCAGATAGCATTATGGGAGATGGTAAATTAACGTTGATAGATTTAGGAGTCAAAATGAAAACGTTGTATAAAAATTTACAACAACACCCTAAAAATAAAAATTTTGAATTTTTATTTGGAGACTCATTTGATATATTATCTAAACTGACGGATAAAAAAGAAGCATATCATTTTATCTTTATTGACGGTAGCAAATACAGTTGCGATAATCTTTATACGCTATTAGTCGCAGAGAGATTATTAAAAAAGGGTGGATTCATTATTGTAGATGATTATCGTTGGAACAGAAATATTGAAAAGAATGAAAAGAATACTCCTAAATTAGGAGTCGATTTGTTTTTAAAAACGACATTACTTTGCGAGCCGTATGATTTAACAGGATATCAAGCAATTATCATGAAAACAAAAGATAATAAATCAATTAAGGTGAATAATACTATATGAGTGCTATAAACGTAATTGTACATAAATTTCGTATGGGTGACGTTGAGGACCCGCAATTATATGCTGCCGAACCATTGTATAAATGGGAAACGAGTGAAATGGGTCAGTGGGTAATGAAAAATTCTATAGATCAACCTACTTGGAATTTAATTCCTAATTTAGACATATATGGACACGAAGTGATTATAAGAGCAACATTAAGACCAGAAGATTATACGTATTGGAAATTAAAATATGAGTAAAATATTAGTAACAGGTGGATTAGGCCTAATAGGACACCATGTCGTTCAACTATTAGAAAACTTAGGACATGATGTAATTATCACAGACACGCAAACTAATTATGGAATCATTCCGCAAGATGAGATTGATTACTTAATGAAAGAACGTAGGAAGAAAATCAAAAAAGCATTGATTTACAAATTTGATATTTGTGACCAAAAAAATTTAGATTGGTTATTTGCCGCAAATAAGTTTGATATCGTCATACACATGGCAAGTTTCCCAAGACAGAAAGTTGTCAACGCTAATCCAATTATTGGTAGTCGTGTAATGAGTGAAGGATTACTTAACTTATGTGAACTAAGTAAAAAATACAATGTAAAGAAATTTGTTTACATAAGTAGTAGTATGGTATACGGGACATTCCCCGATGATGTGACTGAGGATTATAATTGTAAGCCTCAAGGTCAATATGGAATTTTAAAACTTGCAGGAGAACACCTTGTTAAAGATTACGCACGTAGAGGCAGTTTTAGTTATGTTGTTATTCGTCCTAGCGCAGTATACGGGCCTCTTGATGTGGAAGATAGAGTTATTGCAAAATTTATGCTCACTGCAATGCGAGGTGGAATGCTCAAGGTCAACGGAGCAGGAGAGACTCTTGACTTCACCTATGTTGAAGATGCCGCAAGAGGAATCGTCAATGCCTCACTTAGTACAAACACCGACAACAAAACCTACAATATAACAAAGAGCCATAGTAGAAGTTTATTGTACGCAGCCGAACTTGCTGTAAAAATTGTAGGTAAAGGTAGTATTGAAGTCAAAGATAGAGACTTAGATTTTCCTAGTCGCGGCGCATTAAACATTGAAGCAGCCAAACGTGACTTTGGTTATGATCCACAAGTTGATGTAGAAGAAGGTTTTCAAAGATATTATGAATGGCTCAGCAATAGCCCATTTTGGCTTAGCAAGACAGTACCGCAATCTTAAAGACGAATTATTAGAAGCAACTGACCAAGCATTACGTGAGGGCTGCCTTATGGCAGGCCCATACACCAGTAAATTTGAAACATGGCTGGCATTAAAGACCGGCGCAGAGTTTGCAGTAACGGTACATAGCGGTACACAGGCATTAGAAATCATAGCACTGTTTCTAAGATCACAGTGGTTTGTTACTGTACAATCAGAAATGAAACCTAGTGTTTATATTCCTAATGTAACTTATCCTGCCACATTAAATGCATTTATAAATGCTGATTGGGACGTTGAATTAGTTGATACTGATAAGAATGGATTAATCAACCAAGAACATCTAGACAGGTTGCAGATGTTTTCGTACATATGTATGGTAGGACTATATGGTGCTAGAACACCTGATGCTACTTCTAATCATATTGTTGACGGTGCGCAACATTGGTTAATAGCAGATAAGAACTCTATGGGTATAGGTATGGCTATCAGTTTTGATCCTACTAAGAATTTACCTAGCAGTGGGAACGGTGGTGCTATTGTAACTAATGATAGAGAACTATACGAGTTTGCATATAACTATCGTAGTAACGGCAAACCCGATTGGCATCAAATGTCAGGAACTAATAGTAGAATGAGCGAATTAGATTGCGCACACTTACTAGTACGTTCACGACATATTGATAGTTGGCAATGGCGTAGGAAACAGATAAGATATTATTATTTGGAACAATTTAAGAATCTACCTATGCACTGTTTAAGTAGAGACTTTCAAGTACATGCGGATCAAAAGTTTGTAATTTATACAGACCGCAGAGATGATTTACACGAACACTTGAAGAAACATAATATAGAATCTAAGGTTCATTACACACATGCATTGAGTGAACTACCTATATCTAGGTACTTAAAAAGACCTGATATGCTCAGTACCAGCGTTATGCTAACTAGGGGTGTATTAAGTCTACCCATTTATCCAGAGTTGACTGACGGAGAAGTTGAATATATTTCCTCCGTAGTGCGAAAATTCTACGATAAATAAGTTTATGTGGATCTTTACAATTGCACCCGAATGGGTAATACATCTTATATTTTCCGTAGGATTACTAGGGGTAATCGCAGGGTTCGTACTGGGTTTCATACCCTTTATCAATAGATACCTACTACCCATTAAGATTGTCAGTCTTATTATATTTGCTTTTGGCCTATATCTTGAGGGTGGATTAGCGGATAATAAAGAGTGGGAACTTAGAGTTAAAGAAGTTGAGGCCAAAGTAGCAAAGGCTGAAGCAGAATCCGCACGATTGAATACTGAATTACAGGCCGCATTAACCACTAAAGGAACTGTAATTAAAGAAAAGGGCGATACTATTGTGAAATATGTAGATAGGTATCGTGACCGTGAAGTGTTAAAAACTATAGACGGTCCAGAACGTGTACGAGTAGAAGAAGTAATCAAATACGTAGAAAGTTGCCCTGTACCTAAAGAACTTATTGACTTACACAATCAGGCAGCGGGTATGAATAAAGGGGAAAGAAAATGAAACTATTCCCAATAATATTCGTAGTTTTATTATCAGGGTGTAGTTTGTTCACTAAGACAGTACCTGTGACACAAAAGTTTCCCGATGCGGTGCCTGAACTGATGAAGAAATGCGAAGAATTGAAACGAGTTGAGGGTGACAAGGTTCTTATAACTGAACTGCTCAAGACCGTAGTAGAAAACTACACACTATATTATCAATGCTCAACTAAGGTAGAGGGTTGGCAAGAGTGGTATGAACAGCAAAAGAAGATACATAATGAAATTAAATGAGGTCAGTTATATGAAAACAATAATAGTAGCAGTTATTGCGTTGGGACTAACAGGCTGTGCAACTGCAAATAAAGAACAATTATACTATGATGCTAGCAAAGCAATTAGTAAAGACTTGACAGTAGCACAATCAGCATGTTGGGGTGCTATCGGTGAAATAGCAAAGGGTGCTAGTGATAGTGTTAAAATAAACGCTATTGCCCTCGCTGAAAAGTGCAAAAACGATCCAGTAAAAGTAACACCCCCTAAAAAGAATTGGTTTGGCTTCTGAGTCTTATACTGATAAATACAGTATAACTTTGGAATATTGATATGGCAACACAGCAAGTAATTAATATAGGTACGTTACCTAATGACGGCGAAGGTGATCCGTTACGTGTTGCCTTTGGCAAGATTAATAATAATTTTAGCAATCTTTTTGCTACATTTGTTAATACAAGCAATACATACAGCACTGGTAGTACACCGGGCCAAGTTATATTTGAAACTCCTGTAAGTGGATTTACCAACGGAGTTTTTATTGTCAGATCCAACGATCCGGGTACAGACGATACACAGAACGTAACACTTTCAGCACAAATTAATGCATCAGGTACCGATGTTAAATTTACAGGATATGCGACCACATTTACTGGCAACTCAATATGCAACTATGACATGGATGTTTTTGGATCTAATGTTCGTGTGTTAGTTAACCCACTTACTTCAGCATCACTATTTCATTTTATATCTTCACAGATAATGTATGTTGGTGATCCTATACCAGGACTAGACATTCAACTAGACGGTTATCCAACTGGTCAAGTTATGTCAACTGAGAATGATTATAACATTACAACAGAAGATTAATATGAGAGCAAAAGAGTTTATCACTGAAGCAACTGGATCGATACAACCGGCAGTTAAAAGAACATTGCCGGCGGCTTGGGTAGTTGATAAATTAAAAAATAATGATTTTTACGCACAATACAGGTTTGGGGTAAGCCTTGCAGGCGCCAAGGGCGCAGAACAACGAAAGAAAGATGCAGTCCCTGAGTTTGCTAAAGAAACACCATGGGGAGAGAACTTAGTCATTGTATCGTATGCAGGTAGAGAACCATTACAAGGTTACTTAGACGATGCATTGCATGAAATGGGTCTTGCATCAAGTGATGCTAAATTAGTAACTACACCTCATAGTGAAGAGCCTACAGGTACAGGTACTACAAGTACATTAAAGCCCTTTAAAGGATACAAGAAATGAGGGCTACTGAGTTTATAACTGAAAGAAAAATAGCACATCCTACAAAACGTCAACGTTTCGCTAGTAGAGGATTGCATAAATTTCGTGATCCGGGCGGCTACGATAGAACATACGAACTTAATCGTATTATGATGGCTACCGCTTGTGCAGATGGTACTACTCCATTAGAATTAGATGCTGAAACATGGAGCGGTAGATATAATACTGCGCATCCATATACAGACGTAGAGCATAAAATGCTTAAGCAGGCTTTCAAAGCAGTGGGTAGTGATACAAAGGATTTGAATCACGGCGATTTGAATAGTGATGAGTTGCCCGATACTAATACACAAAGCCCTGTAAAGCCATTTAAAGGGTACAAGAAAAAATAAATTTGTTGGTTTCAGAGAATAAGTATTGTCATAACAGTACAGGATTCTCATGCAAAATTTAATAGACATTAACACAACCCTTGATCTAGTAAAACTAAAGTTTTATAATGAATGGCTTTACACAGCACATATCTATGACGAGGGCGACAGCCCATTTCATAAGCAATTAACCTCTGAAGTCGTAACGTCATACATTGACCCATTAAATCTTCCAAAAAATTCTAAGATATTAGATTTAGGTTGCGGTCCGGGTTATTTCTTAGATGAAATGAAAACAAGAGGATATACCGATTTAACCGGTGTAACACTAAGTCCGGGCGATGTTAAGTTGTGCGAAGATAAAGGTCATACTATCAAGCGTTATGATTTAAGTTTTATTCCACAAAAAGATGGTTACTACGATGAAAGTGTTGACTTCATCTTTTTACGCCACGCACTAGAACATAGTCCATATCCTATCTTTAGTTTAATGGAATACAACCGTATTCTTAAACAAGGTGGCAGAATCTATATTGAAGTACCTGCCCCCGACTGTGATAGAATGCATGAGTTTAATTTGAATCACTATAGTATTTTAGGACAGAATCAATTGGCTGCATTGTTGACTCGGACAGGATTTAACATTGAGAAGTTTAATAATTTAGAATTTGATTTAAGTGTACCTGATAAGGACGGTAATCCTAAAAATGTTAGAGAGAAGTATTACTGCATAATGGCAGTAAAGCAGAGACCTCTTGATATTAAATGACAGAATTTAAGAATCTGTTTGTAATCTATCCCCCCGCATGCGGGGGTAACCATATAGCAAATTTATTAAGTTTGCATCCAATATTCAATCCTAAATATGTTTGTGAAGGTGATTATGAAGAGTTTATATATTTGAATTATATAAACATTCATGCCCAACGCAATCATCATTCATATAATTCATTAAATGTGCATTTTGATATAAATCAGAAACATATAAACGATTATCCTAGTGATGACGTTTGGTTAGATAAAATGTTGTCCAGTGACAAAAAGAATGTGTTTACTGGGCACCATACAAATTTTCATAATCTATTCAGCAATAATCTACTAGACAAATTTGCACCTTATTTTGGTATTGTATTGTCTGAACCTAAAATCGATTCTATACCCTTTGTACGGAATCAAAACAGTAATTTCAACGAAAGTAGTCCTTATAAGGACTATAATGTACCTAGTAGATTCCCGCCCTCGTCTACTACTGATTTTAAAGCAGTAGACTTTATCACAGAAGATAATGGGTTCCTCTTCAAGTCTGAAGAGTTGTTTACTATTGACGGTTTTAAGTTACTAAACCAAAAACTATCAGAAAATTTGAGTTTTAGTTTAGACACAAAGCACGAAATACTACATAAGTTTTGGTATGAACTTGTCACAGTAAAAGCATAAATACTCTAAATTGAGAGTATAATATGGCATATCCAGAACCAGCAAACGTAAGTCCTTGGTACTTACGTAATATTACCCAAGCACTTGAACTTGACAGCACTACTGGTCAGGTTCATATTCGTTCAAGTATTGTAGGTGGTAATGTTACTATTGCGGGTAACGTTATTGTTAGTAATGTTACTGTAGATGCTTTGGGTAATGTTGATTTATCCGGCAATACAATGCCCGTCAGTGGCAATATCAATATTGACGCAGGAAATATCACAGTATTACAAGGCACTGATCCTTGGATGGTTGAGGGTAATGTCAATGCAAACGTGACAGGTAATGTCAATATTGATAATAGCGTTGAAGTTACACAAGGTACTGATCCTTGGATGGTTGAGGGTAATGTTGCTATTACTGGTACAGCAAGTGTAGCATTTGCTCCAGAAGCAACTGATGCTTTTGGTCGTCTACGTGTAAGTAATCCATACACATTATATGATACTCAAGCAAGATATTACGACCACAATCAATTCTCATCAAATGTTGCCGGAACAGCAAATGTAGTTTACAATGCTAACTCAAGTACATTTGAATTAAATGTAGGTTCTAGTGTTAATGATAGTGTTCAGAGAGAAACAACAAAAACGTTCCCATATCAACCTGGCAAGAGTTTACTAATTCTTAGCACATTCTGTATGAATACACCTAAGGCTAATTTAAGACAGCGTGTTGGTTATTTCGGTGCTAATAATGGTATATATTTTGAAGTAGATGGTACTACATTTAACATGGTTATTCGTAGTAGTAGTTCAGGTAGTATTGTAGAAGATAGAATACCGCAAAGCAGTTGGAACGGTGATCCTCTTAATGGCGCCGGACCTAGTGGCATCACGTTAAATCCTGCATTGGATCAGATTTGGTTTTGTGATATTGAGTGGTTGGGTGTTGGTAGCGTTCGTGTTGGATTTGTTATCAACGGTACATATATCACATGTCACACATTCAATCACGCAAATACTCCTAGTACAGCGTATGTAAACAATACTACAACATACATGACTACTGCAACATTGCCGTTGCGTTATGAAATCACAAACACTGGTGCAACTGGCTCAAGTAGCATGATGCGTCAGATTTGTTCAAGCGTGATTAGTGAGGGTGGATTTCAGTTGAGTGGTTCAGGAAATCCAAGAGCCGCATCACATGTTATCGGTAGTCCAATAAGATTACCTAACGATCAAAGTTTTAAACCGGTTATCGCCATAAGATTGAAAAGCACAATGTTAGACGCAGTAGTTGTTCCTATCAACTATACTTTAGTTCCGGTAGCGCAAAGTATATTTCAATATCGTATATACAAACGAGCAATCACCAGCGGCGGAACTTGGGTTAATTCAGCGACAGATAGCGCAGTACAATATAACTTAGCACCTACTGCATTGGTAAGTGGCGACATTGCTGAACAATCTTTTATCAACTCAAGTAATCAAAGTAGTAGTGCCCCGACACAAGAGGCATTTGGATTTGAGTATCAACTAGAAAGAGATTCGTTCACTGGTACTGCTTATGAGTATGTCATCATGATGGCTACTACTGGAACTAACCAAGACATTTATGTAAGTTTAGAGTGGCAAGAAATTACTTAATGCATGAAGAATCTTTTTATACTATATCCCGGTGGTTGCGGTGGTAATCATCTTGCAAATCTAATTAGTACTAATACAAAATTTACACCGAGATTCAAAAGTAATAATTATTTGGAAGATTTGTTTAGAGATTATAAATCAAAAGCAGATGAAATATATTATGGTCCTAAAAAGGATCATTTGTTTTCAATAGGTTCTGCTGGTGTAAGGGGATTAAAATTTCACTTTGCAGAATATAATAATCTAGATCAATTAAAAGACGAAGATCAAATACAGATACTTTTAAAAAACGACACTATCAATATTTTTAACGGGCATGAACATTGTTATGTAGAAATAGATAGTGACTACAAAAATCTTTCTAGGATGCCCGATGCATTTTGGATAATGATTAGTTATCCAAAAGAAAACACAGTCCCTTATAATCGCATTAACTTATACAACTTTACTCCTGACAAAGAAAGATACGCATTTCCGTTTTATCCTTCTTGGGTAAAACCACTTGACGGTGGTGTAGAGGTTGATCATAGTAACGGTTTAATACTAGATAGTGAACTGATTTTCACAGAATACGGTTCGCAGTATATACGTGAATCACTACAACCATTAGATATTGATTTACCACCTATAGCGGATGCATTACACGAAATGTGGTATAATAAGATAAAAGAAGTATTAGTTTTGTACGATGCATTTCCAAAATAAATATCAGTATGAGTACTCAGACGTTAATTAAAGATCCATATGTAAAGACTGTTTTTAAAACACAGCAAGAGTTAGATGATTTTGTTAAATGCTGTGATCCAAAAACAGGTTATTTACATTTTATGGATAACTTCTTTTATATTCAGCACCCAACACGTGGTAGCATGGTATATCATCCATGGGCGTATCAAAGAAGATTAATAGAAACATATCACAACTATCGTTATAGTATTAGTTTGATGCCACGACAGAGTGGTAAGTCAACTAGTGCCGCGGGTTATCTATTATGGTATGCTATGTTTGTACCAGATAGTACTATTCTTATCGCCGCACACAAATACACAGGCGCACAGGAAATCATGCAACGTATTCGTTATGCATATGAAAACTGTCCCATGCATATTAAGGCAGGCGTGACAACTTATAACAAGGGGTCACTTGATTTTGAAAATGGATCAAGAATTGTTTCAGCAACCACGACGGAAAATACAGGTCGTGGTATGTCTATTTCATTGCTATACTTAGACGAGTTCGCATTCGTTAGACCTTCCATTGCTGAGTTGTTTTGGACTTCTATCACGCCTACCTTATCTACTGGTGGTAAAGC